TGCGTACCAGTTCATTGTGATCCGCGACCATCTGCTCATCCGTCATCTCTACCAATGATGCCAAGTCTTTTGCCATTTCAAGCCTCCAGTTGTTTAAACATCGGGAAGGATATCCCCCAATGCCCCGGAGGGCATTAGGTGAGAACCTCACAGCTTCTTTCGTACAGTCGTAAGCAGGGCATTGAATGACTTCTCTGCCAACTGGGATACGTCTCTCACGCATGTTGCATTTACAAACACCTTGGTGACCTCGTCCGTTGCGATCCCGATAGCGATGATCACGATCCCCAGCTTATCTGCCAGCTTCTGTAGATGGATCAGGTGATCCTTAACATACCCTTGTGCATCGGTCAGCAAGAACAGAATCTTCCTTCCTTCCGGTCTGCGATGCAAATCCTCAAGCTGAACCGCGATAGCCGAATAGTCAGGGGTGCAACTACCAGCGCAGCTATTGATGCAACCCAGCGCCGTTGTGGCACGTTGCGGCGACACGCCCCACGGCTTGAAGTCGATCAGGTGCGGGGTCTCGACAACAGTAACGCCCTCAAGAATTGCAGGCAGCGAACCCTTGAAGCCTGTTACTGCGAAGGGTACACGGGCTTGCTGTAGCACCTTCGACAGGTGTATTGCAACAGCCTGCGCCGTATCAATACGAGAGAACTTCTTCCCGCCACTGCTGTACAGATCATTCATCGATCCAGAGCAATCGATCAAGATCGATATCGCGCTGGTCTCAGCCTCGACCAACTCCCTGCGAGAGAAGATGTTGCTGCTACCAGCCGCAAATCTGGTCAGCGCCCTGCGATCCAGCCTGCCTGACTCTTCCCGGCTCGACCAGCCCACAAAGTCGAGCGATTTGAGCAACTTCCTCAAATTATTTGAGGTAACTCCCAGTCCGCTAGGCTTGTCAGCCAGCACTTCTGCGTAACGATGGTCGGACTCTTTTTTTGGAATGTGCATTTTTATTCTCCTTAATAGTAGAAAATTGTTTCGCGTGTCGGCTTGCCAATGCTTGGTCTTGCCTCAAACTCGTCAGCCAAGGCAGTCAGAGGGGTGAAGCGACTGGAGATCTTCTCGTCAGGCTCGATACCACGCCCAACCTCTTCTCCCCAACCGTCTGGGTGAGGGTCATCTTCGCCCTTGCCCTGCCCTTCGCCCTCGCCCTCATCTTCGCCTTCGCCCTCGCCCTTGCCCTGCCCTTGACCTTCGCCTTCGTCTTCGTCTTGCCCGTTGCCCCCGTCCTCTCCCTTACCCTCGTCCTCGCCTTCGCCTTCACCAGACTCTGGCTTGCCCTCTGGCTTGCCCTTGGGTTCTGGCTTGTCTTCGGGCTTGTCCTCCGGCTTCTCTGCCTGTGTCTTCTTCAGTCTCCGATACAGTTCGATTGCAATCTTCGCAATCTTCTCCGTGTTCTTGGCTTTCTTTGCAGCGGTCAATGCCCAGCGTAGATCGGCAGCGTAACGAGACTTATCGAGGATAGCAGGAGCGTCAATGTTGTAGCCGTTTAAACGCCGCCCTTCGATAGCCAGTTGGAATGGGATGTTCTTGAAATCGTCCGGCTCGACATACCCATCTTCCAGCACGTTATTAACCAGCGACTCAAACAGGGCGCGGCTATTAGGGGCGTAGCCTGACTTGATCACTCGCCATTCGATCCTAGGATCTTCAAGCCCATTGATCAGGTTACTGACATACGCGCCATGCTTCAGTCGCGCCAAGTCCCAAGGTTCGTTCTGGGTGAACCAGATATGCCCCAGTTCATGCAGCACATACCCCAGCAAGTCGTTGAACAGCACAACTGGTACGTCCTTGGTCTCGTCAACGGCAGGCAAAATGATATGTGCTTTTCTGCCGTCGAACCGAACACCGGCAGTCTTGCCAGCCCATACGATGTCCAACGCCCAACCAGTCTGACCGGAGGCGCTTAACACCCGCTCGAGCGTAGCCTCCAGTCCCCTCTTCGCATCAAGTGCCAACATGATTAACCTCCTAGAGATTGTTTAAACGCTACGATATCGATCTGAGCATTGAACACGCCACGCAACTCAGGTTCACAGTCAGCCGGGAACTTGTTGATGATCGCGTTAACGAACGCCTGCTCAACAGGCAGCCCCTTCTTGACAGCCCTTGCCCATGCGAAAAGCTGGCGCAGTGAAGGGGGCTGAGTCAACAGCCCTGCCCTTGCTTTCTCACGCGCTACATTCGCAAACTGAACGATTGATATCGCGGCATCCAAAGGCAGAGCCGTACGGTTGATAATGAGATTGCACTCATCAGCCGCAGACAGGTACTCGAAGCGCAGAGTGAAACTGAATCGATCAAGGAATGCCGAGTTCTGTTCACGCACCCCAGCAAAATTACCAGACGTATCGCCATGCCCGTTACTGTTATCAGCACCGAAGAACACTACATGGCTTGCGACTGGAATCCTTTCGCCTGTCTCTGCAATGGCAATGGCACGGTGCGGGCTACGCTCACATAGACTGTGCAAGATCGACACCGACTGCGCTCTTGCGAACCCGATCTCATCTAGCAAGATGATGCTGCCGGGATGCTGAATGGCTTGCGTGATGATCCCCGCCTTCCATACCACGCTAGAGTTCTCAATCGTGTTGCCGCCAATGAAGTCAGCACGTTCCAGAGCCTCGTCAAAATTGACCCTAAACAACTTGCGCTTTAAACGAGCCGCTAACTGGGTCACGAACTCAGTCTTGCCAGTACCACGCTCACCAGCCAGCCAAATATTGTCAGGAAGGACATCGTCCAGAGCGATTAGACTCTGGTGTAGGTGCGATGGGTTGAACACATAGTCATCGACCAACTGGGGGGCTTGTGGATCGCCCCAGACCCCTACCAGAAGGTCACCGAAGTCCACGTCACCGTAAGCAGTGACCGGGAAGATGTCCCCAGCCCGTTGCAGCTTAAATACCCCCACGGTATTCGCCACTTGAGTCAGCTTCTCCGGTGTTACTTCAGTGCGGAACTGATCAAACAGGTTCGCCAAGGACGCTTGAATATGAGCCTCGTCTGGCTTGCTGATCGCCGCTACACGGGTCTCTAACTTGCTCGACAATTTCGCAAAGTCGCTGCGAAGCTGGGTGAGAGCCGTGCCGACATCCGCGCTGGTTCTGCCGATCACTGACAGAGCCGACTCGACCTGAGTCGCTGCACCCTGAGCCGTTGCGCTGATAGAGTTCACCTGTTGGCGCAGAGCATCATCTACAACAGCCCCAACGGGTTTGGCTACAGATGCCCGGATGTTCAGCACCTGATCGAGACTGAGTGCGCCATGCCATACGAGATCGGCTACGTCAATCACTGCGCTTGCCTTTTCAGTACTTGTCAGAACACCAGCCAACTCCTGTGCTGCATTGAGTTGACCCAGTGATAGCAGCACTAATTGCGCTTTAATGGTTTTTAAATTGGTAGTCATTTTGATTAGCCTCCGAGGTTAGATTACAAAGGTGCTGCGGTCATTTGGACAGATCGGTAGACCCTGATCCGCCCAAGTTTTGGTGATGCGTATCGTGTATCCACAGCTTGGGCAGCAAGCCTTCAACAGTCTGGTTGTCTGCACCTTGCGACCTGAGACGTTTAAACGGGCATGAGGATAAGCACCGATCTGATCTAGCAGATTTGCGAACTTCTCGCAAAACACTTGACCAGCAACGGTTGCAGTCGGTTTGCCTTCAAGCCAAAGCGCTCTAACACAGGTTCTGAAACGAGTGCCATGACCATCGCCGTCAGTCGCTGCATGAGCCAGTTCATGTACCAGCACAGCAAACACGTCAACCTGATCATCAACAGTCGGTGAGATCAAGATCTCGTGACTGCCGTCACTGCTTGCGCTTGGACTCCAATGCTCACCTATACGAGCGTTGTTCGCTTTAGCCCTTGATGATGGAAAGCCGCACGTCACCCGGATTTTGTCCGGCAGCGGAAAGGATACAGAATCAAACACTGGGCGCAGTTCTGAAACAGCCGCATCCAGCCAGTCTTCACGATTTTTGTGGTTGTTCATTTTATCTCTCCAGATTAGTTGGGAAGGACTTCCCCCAATGCCCTAGCAGGGCATTAGGTGACACCCTCGTGTCACAGAGACACTGGCAAGTCGATGTAAATACGCCCATCGGTGCCGACATACGCCCTTGGCTCCTGCAAGAGCGCATCCTTTACAGCATCCTCCCACGTTGCCCCTTCACCGAACCCGCAAAGCTGACGTAGACACTGTGTGTTTGTAATAAATACCTTCATTTTATCTCTCCAGTTAGTGGGAAGGACTTCCCGCTATACCCATAAGGGCATAACGTGACCCCCTTGGTCACTCAAAGAGCAGGCTTCAACCTAGATTCGCACTCGTCACGACCTTCCAATGTCGGAGTCAAAGCGGTTCATAACTGACGTCATCTCGTTCGTAGTCTCCCGACTACTACTAGCCTTGCCAGTCCAGCGGCAGCACCCCGCTGGTGGTTTACTACAACAACGAGGAAGAATTATCAGGGGATTTAAACATGCTAGCAAGCTTTATCTGTTAAACAGTTGCATCTAAATGACAAGGTATTGATTACATGATGTTCTTAGTTTCAGATAGCAGCGAACAAGACAAGCATGTCTCTTTAGAAGGTCAGTGCTATTTGATCATGTCCCTGATTGATAAGGATAATGAGGTGATAAATCACCCCGCAAACCCATTGGAACAATTCGACTTTGACTAGCTGGGAAGGCATACAACAGGATAAGTGCATCCTGATATAGATTACCCTGGTGAGTGTCCAGCGAAGCGATACGACATGATCTCTTGAATTAATGTCAGGACATTATCTAGGGCAATTAATGACGTAGAGATAACAAAGAAAGGGCATGAGACTGGACATTGCTAAGGACAAATAGCCGCTACAAAGCACCGCACTTGACACGAGCCGTATAAACAACGAGCGTTGCAGCAGATGAGTGATGCTATGAGTACAACGATGAGTATGCAAGCACCCCAATACGAGCCAGCAACTATCAAAAGGAACACGATAATGACCAACCCAGACAAAATAAGAATGACCGATTCAGGTGCTATCAGATTGACAGATGACGACAGTAGCATCGGAGGGCGAGGCGCTCTTCAATGCGAAGCAGAACAGCAAACCGATGTAAGAGTAAACAAGAAGAGACATAAGAAGGTAGAGAAAGAAAAGGATTCTAGTTCAGCCCTTACAGGCATTAAGAAGCCACTCACTCGACTCACTGCTAATCAGAGAGCATTCGCAGAACATCTAGCCGCAGGCATGAACCAGACAGAGGCTTACATAAAGGCATACAACGTACGAACAACGAATCGAAATGTGATCAGCATCAATGCAAGTCGGCTGGCACGAGACAACAGAATCAGTATGCTACTAGAGTCGTACACAGACTCAATAGCCGAGCGGGTTGTAGAGGATTCAGTGAAGACCCGGAGGTTCATACTCGAAGAGTTACACGGTCATGCTAGTAATGCCAAGACTGCCACTGAGAAGCTGAGAGCATTAGAACTAATGGGCAGAGCAATAGGTATGTTCACTGACAAGGTAGAGACTAAGACAGAAGCCATCAGCACTGAGCAACTGAAGAAGGAACTACGCAGCCATCTAGTATTGTTAGACAACGTCAGACCAATGAAGACAATAGAGATCATCGCTGAAGACGCAATCTGTTTAAACGATGATGACCTGTAGAACGAGGCACAGAGCCATTCTCCGACCCCACGGTGGTGGTATCCACCTGTGGTGAGCAGGGACCCCCCTCCGTCTATACGCTATGATCCACTCCTTCTATTCCCTATTTTTTATCTCTTACGAACATTTGTTCTCATCTCCGTAGGGGGGGGTATATTATAATTTTCAACAGCTTGACACGAACACTTGTTCTCACTAAGATGGCATAGAAGCTACAACTGTAGCGTATATGTAATACCCATATGGGGTATGGAGGCTGATATGAAGAGACTATTGATTGCGCTGTTGGTAGGGGTAGGTATATATACAGGAATGGTAATGGCTAATACAGATGCCTTTGTATGTGTACCTGATGGCAGGGGTGGGATGTGCTGCTGGGAGACCACAGTAGAAGGTCCGTTTAGACCTGTTTCTTGCTAGAGTGGGAAACAAGGGCAGAATATGAAAACTAATCTAGAGATTATTGATGCGATCAACAAAATTCAGGCAGATGCCATTAGGTATGAGTTTGCTGAAAAGAAAGCAAATGCTAAGTTTAAAAGAGATTCTCGTCTAGATAAGTGGGCAAAGAAGGTTAAGTGTAGGGATGACAATAAATGCGTAACCTGTGGAAGTAATGAGAGGCTTCATTCCCATCATATTAAAGGCAAGGCAAAATTCCCAGAGCTGAAGTATCAGGATGATAACGGGATTACTCTATGCGCTGATTGTCATGCAGATATACATGGCGGAAACTTAGCAAAAGGAATTCGTGAGTTCAGGCTTGTTGCATAACAGGAGTGGGAAATGGAAAGGACATTTAACTTGGATGACTTCTCGGTGCGGTTTAAGTTTGACCTAGATAGACCGTATGAAGGCATTAAGGCGTTCTGGGAGCCTCGTATACCTAACGAGGCAGAGATGCGTGAGCTGCTTCCCTTGTATATGGACGTTAGGACGAAGTATGTTGTATCGTTGATAGTGCAACACCCAAGCGTTATAGACGGTCTTACATCTAACTGGAGTGCGACATAATGACATGGACCGTAGAGCTTCATATACACAACCTCACTGAGT